TCCACCTCCGCGGCGGTGCGATAGGCGTGCTTGATGAGGCCTCGCGCGCCGCGGAAGGGGAGCGGTTCATCGAGGCTCACGCCGGCGCCGGCTCCAGCGTCCAGGGACCGGCGGCCACGAATGAACCGGAGATGGTGACGGCACCATCAGCGGGACATTCGATGCCGGCATCCAGGTAAGCCAGGCCGGTGAAAAAGTGCGTCGGCGTAATCATCGAAGGAATGAGCTTCAGCGTCACCGGCACCTCGCCGAGCGCGATACGGAGGAAATCAGGCGACTCCTCCTCGTTCCACACACCCTCGATTTCGCCCTGGATGTCAGGGAGCCCAAGGACGTATTGCTTGTTCGTATCCCCGAAGCACGTTACGTCTTCCTTATCGCGCTCCAGGTCAAGCGACCAAGACTTCAGCGAGCCGACCGGCTCGGTCGTGCTCCCGCCGGCGGGGTCGATTTCGATAGAGCCTTTGCTTCCGTGTCGTCTCGCCATGGTCGCGGTCCTTTCCTATGGAAGTGCGTAGTGCATGAGTTCGTATTGGCCGCCGGAGTGGTGCCAGACCTCTTGGTTGTTGGCGTCGCTTTCGAGGAGCGCCAGGCGGTCGATACGCTGGAGGTCCATCGCGACATGGCCGGCTGAGGAGAGGTCGGGCACGGTGCCGTCCAGGAGTTCATCGATACGCGCGGCGGCCTGGCGCGCCGGCGTGCGGCTCTTCGACATCACCGTCGCGCGCACTAGGTAAATCGAGCGCTCGTAGAGCGTCACGTTTCGGAGCCCGCGGAGCTTCGCGGGTGAATCGAAGAGCGTCACGATGACGTAAGCGGCGCCGCCTTCCGGCCGGCGCAATCCCCACCAGACGCCATCGGGACAGAGCGTCGCCAGCTCGGCGTCATTCGCGAGAATCTCCACAATGGCGGCATCGACCAGGCCCGCGTCAGGCATTCGCCGGTCCTCCATTTACTTCCAGGCCGCGCGCCTTCACGCGCTCGATGATTTCGAGGAGGAAGGCTTCGCGTCCCCGTCTGACAATCGGCGTGAAGGTCGGGTGCGGCTCGGTGCGATGCGTGCCGAATTCATAGAAGGCGGCGTGCCTGGCTGTCACCGCAATGCGCGTGAAGACGCGATGCGGTGAGGTGGAGGATGCGCGCGCGACCTGGACCGAGTTCCGCAGCTCGCCGGTGACGATGGGATATGCGGCGCGCAGATTTGCCGCGATGCGCTCCGCCTCTTGCGCTTGCTCGCTGCGCGCTTCCGCGGTTAGCTCCGGCGCCAGGCGCTCCAGCTCCGCCAGGAATTCATCGAGGCCGTCAATCCGCAGCTCGGTCGCCATCAGCCTTGCAGGTCCGCGGTGAGGTCCATTTCGAGGGAGCGCCCGTCGATATTCGCGACGCTCGTAATGAGGTAGGTTGCGCCGGCGAAGAGCATCCGCGCTTTGGTCGAGATGCCTGGATGCCACCGGCCATGCACGCGATGCGTGAGGTGCGTCACCACGGTGCCCGCTAGGACTTGCTCGGCATCGCGACCGCTCATCGGGGAGACGCGCACATACCAGGTCGCCGGCGAGAGCGGGACCCAGCTTTCGGTGTAGCCGCCTTCGCCATCTGGCACCGGCGCGCCTGGCTCTTCAAAGGTGACGAGATGTTGGTCCCGCCCGATGGAGTTGCCTTCGGAGCGTTGCTTCATCAGCTCACCGCCGGATCACGCGTGCGCATGAGGAAGACGGAGAGCGTCTCCCAAATCTTGTCGTCGGGTCCAAAGACGGAGCCGGCATCGTCGCCGCGGTGCTCCCAGAGATGCGCGAGCATCTTCAAGACCCCGGCATCGACCACTTTCGCCGGCGCATCGGCGAGCCGCACCGAGCCGATGTATTGCTCGACGAGCGCGGTCGCCTGGTCCAGATACATCTGGATTTCGGGTTCGCGCGCGGCATCGGTGATGTGAAGCGCGAGCTTCGCATCCGTCATCGAGACGGCCATTAGCGCGCGTCCTTTCCGTCCTGGCCGCGCTTCACCATCAGCTTCCAATCTGGAGAATGGCCAGGCCGGCCGGTGGTGGTTCGATTGCAATAGAAGAGCGAGCCGTGGTCGGTCACCAGGTCGCTCGGGTCGTAGGTCTTCCCCGAGACGTAGACGCCGGCGTAATTCCAGCTCTTGCCGTCGAGGCCTGGTGGGCCTTGCGGGCCTGGCTCGCCGCGCTCGCCGCGCTCGCCTGGCGGGCCTTGCGGTCCAGGAATCGGCTCGCGCTTTTCGAGCGCAGCCAGGCGCGTGCCCAGGTCGCCGAGCGAGGCCGACGCCTGGCCGAGCGCGATGGCTGCACGCCCGCCGGCCGCCTCCAGCTCGGCGACCCTGAGCGAGAGCGGGCCCACGAGCCCGCGGATAGTCGTCCCGAGATGCTCCGCTAGAACGTCAGGCCGCACGGAGGTCCTCCAGTGATTTGTTGAGCGTGGCGAGGAAGCTCTTTTCGTCGGCCTCCTCGTCCTCCTCGGGTGCGGGGGGAAGCGCCGGCGCGCCTGGCGCCGCGGGCTCCGGCTTCGCGAAGGGTTTGTCCTTGTCGCGCTCGGCCAGGGCAGCGAGCGAGAAGTTCTGTTGTTGCATGTAAGGCGTATCGCCGCCTTTCACGCTGCCCAGACCAAACCACTTGCGCCGCGCTTCATCCGGCGAGAGCGCGCCGGCGCCGATGGCATCGGCCGCCGCCTTCGTCTTCGTCGCCGTCACCATCCAAATCAAGTCATCGATATCGAACTCAGTGCCGAGTGGCGACTTCAGCTCCAGGCCTTCGTCCAGGGAGGTCTCGAAACTCGCGAGGAGCGACTGGATGCACTGGGAGTGATACTTCTGGAGGAGCGCCTCTAGATCGGTGACGTTTGGCGAGTCGCCGAGGTCGAGGAGCGCCGGCGGGACGTGGTAGCAGGTGCAAACCTGGTGCGCCGTCCAATTGAGCTGCTCGATGAGCTGCGCGTCGGCGGCGCTCACCGTCATCGGCTCATACTTGAGGCCCTTACCAACCACCGCGACGCGGCCGATGTTGGCGCCGGAGAAATTCTCCTCCCAATACTTTTTGATGCGGTCCGCTTGCTCTTGCCCGATTTCTCCGGGCGCCGTCAGCACGCCACCAGGATGCGAGCCGCCGCGGAAGAACTGCTCGCTCTTCGTCTGGATGGTGAGGCCTTGCTGAGCGGCGAGGCCGCACGCATAGAGCGGCGTCACGCCGACGAGTGGATGGAAGAGCGTCACCATCGGGTCATGGATGATTTCGCGCGCGGGCACGATGAGGTCCTGGCCAGCGAGCGAAGTCGGGAGCCCAACGAGGTCATCGTGCTTGAGCTGGTAATAGACCGCACCATCCGGCGCGATGAGCGGCGTGACGCGCGCGGGGTCCAGGACGTAGAGCGCCGCGACGACGCCGTTATCGTGGCGCGCCTTCAAGACATACGCATTGCCGGCGATGAGCTTAGAGGTGATCCACTGCTCGACAAACTTGACGATGGTTTGATAGCGGTTCGGTTTGCGGAGGACCGGCGAGTAAGCCGGATTTTCGGTCTCGCTCCAGACGCCGCTCTCCTCTTCGCGGACAAGCCGAAGATGGAGCTTGCCGATGTCGGTGGCGATGAGGGTGACGCAGCCGTAGACCGCGAAGTAAGAGAGCGCCGACGATGGAGTAATCGGCGGCGCGTTCTCTTGCCAGGCGCCTTGATAGGGCTCGCGCACGGCTGCGAACCACCCTCCGCCCATCGTCCCCGCCGGCGCCGCGACGGGTGCCAGGGGACGACGAGCGCGGGTGATATCCAAGCCGAAGACGCGCATCGATTACGACTCGCGCTTACGACCCGAGGTGTGGTTCGCTTCCGCGGCGGCGAGCGCGACGCCTGATGGCGCCGGCCAGGCCGCGGCCGTGAGATACGTCACCGCATAGGCGGAGGCGCGCTTCCAGTTCACGAAGCGCTCGGCTCTCAACGCGACCATGTTGTTTTGGAAGAGCGAGACGTAATCCGTGGTCGCATCCGCCGGCGACA